TGTCCAGGCAACCGAAGAAGATAGCCAAAAAGACTGCTCGCAAAAGGTGAAATCATGGCCAAAGATCCAAGACTTACAAGATTGGGGCTTGAAGGATACAACAAGCCAAAACGGACGCCGGGCCATCCAACAAAATCACATGTTGTGGTCGCGAAAGAAGGCGATCAGATCAAGACAATTCGATTCGGACAGCAGGGCGTCAAGGGATCTCCCTATCGAGAGGGCGAATCCAAGGCAAACAGAGCGCGGAGACTAGCCTGGAAAGCCAGGCATGCTGAGAATATCAAGAAAGGCAAAATGTCAGCTGCTTACTGGTCAAACAAAACCAAATGGTAGGAGGAAAAAAATGCCGTATCACAAAAACAAAAAGAAAAAGCCGAAGGGCAAATAAATGGAAAAGTATGATCCTGTCGAGCTGATACTGTCGATCATTTATCATGGGCAGGGCCAATACACTCCAGAAGAAGTGCAAGAAATCATCGAGTTGATGTATTTGTATTCCGGCGAGCAAGAGAGCGCAAAAGACGAAAAGAAAAAAGGCTTCAAAGTAGTATCAATCAATACTCTTGATAATGACGATTATGAATGACGCAGAGTTAGAAATATTGCTTGATAAAGCTGCGAAGCGCGGAGCCGCTCAAGCCCTGCGTGACATTGGTCTGTCGGATGCCGAAGCATACGATGACATGAAGGAACTCCGCTCCCTGCTCGATATTTGGCGGGATACCAGGCGCACAGTCGGTCAGACCATAGCTAGAGCGTTCACAATGGGCATTCTGGGCTTGATTGTGGTCGGCGTATACTTTGAATTCGGCGGTAAATAATGAGCGAATACACTAATCTGAGCCCGTCCGGGCATTTTCTGTTCGATGTGGCCAGGAATAACATCGCCGAAGCCAGAGCGCTGAATCTGTTTGGCTATAATGCTGATGTGGGAACTGACTATGAAACGATTTGGAACTTTGGCGGGCTTTACGCTAGACCAAGCTCTGCGGTCGTGATGTCTGTATCCAGTTCAGCATCTGGTGACACTGGAAAGCGTATCAAGATCACTGGGCTTGATGAGTTCTATGATGAAGTGACCGAGATCATCACAACTGATGGGACTGATGCCACGACTCCGGTCGCTGGATCTCAAGAATTCCTGCGGATCAACCAAGCGATCAACCTGGACGGAACTCATGCAGGTAATATCTCGGTCAAGAATGGCGCAACGACCTATGGATACATCGCGGCGGGCGAAGGTATCTCGCAGATGTGCGTTTATACTGTCCCGGCTGATCATTCTTTGTATATATTCCGAATTGATCTGAATTCTGCGACAGCGAACCAAAACAAATATTTGACGCTCAGAAACAAAACTATTTCAAAAGAGGGTTTGCTGATAAATACGGCCAGAGCAACATCTGCCACAACTCAAAGCAGTTATAATCGCCAGGTTCCATTCCGAATCAACGAATGCACGGACTTTGAATTCGATATCAAATCAAGCAGCGGATCGAACGAAGTCTCAATATTTGTCGAAGCAGTAGTATTGAAAAATCCCTGGGGGCGTGAATAATGCCATTGATTCAGGGATATAGTGAGAAGTCTATTTCTGAAAACATCCGGCGCGAAATCAGAGCAGGAAAGTCGCGGAAACAAGCGACAGCAATCGCTCTGTCGGTAGCCCGTAAAGCCAAAGCAAAGAGGAGCAAACAACGTGGGAAAACTTAAACTCGCATTTGAAATCGGTCGATTCGTCGTTTTTATCGTCACTTCACTGAAAACTCTGGTTCTGAACGCTGAAGAGCAGCTGCCAGAGGGCGGTCATGGAAAAGAGAAGTTCGAGGCTGTCAAAACTGCCATTCTCATGGCTGCGAAATACGCTGAGATCGCTGACGAAGCAATAGAAGCTGTTGATGGCTTCATTGATGAGCAGATCGAGGGCGCTGTTTCCAAGTTCATCAACAAGCCTGAATGAAATACTTCAATCTGCGGGAATTCGCTTGCCAGTGCGGGGAATGCGACTCAGACGGCAGTGAAATGTCTGAAACCTTTCTTGAAGCACTGGAAGCCCTGCGCTACATCTGCGGATTCCCGTTTATCATCACTTCCGGCTACCGCTGCCAGCTGCATCCCGTAGAACGCCGCAAGAAGGCTCCAGGGACGCATTCTGGCGGGGTCGCTGCCGACATATCAGTCAGCGGAGATAAAGCCCTGGCGGTGCTTAGAAACGCTCAGAACATGGGCGTATTCACCGGGATCGGCGTCAACCAGCGGGGCAGCGGCCGATTCATCCATCTTGATATAGCCGGAGACTTTGAATTCGGCGCTCCACGACCGCACATCTGGTCATATTAATACCATTTTTTGTTGGCTTTTATGAACTGAACGGGGTATTCTCTGTGCTGCGGTAATTTTGCCGCGTTCAAAAAGGTAGCAAATAATGAATCCAGATCAATTGGAAGAAGTTGTTCAGCTTCAGCAAAAACGCCAGGACTTGTTTGAAAAAGCGCAGCAGGAAGCGCTTGAATCAGACGTCTCTATAACTCCCGCATTTATCTGGGATACTTTATCTAAGATTGACTGCTCCAAGCATATCGAAAAGAAAGGCAACTTGACGTATCTGTCTTGGGCTTGGGCATACGGCATCATGATGGATAATTATCCAGAAATGCAGTTCTATATTGCTGATGATGAAGTTCAGCAGGATGGCACGATTCTGGTGAATGTGATCGTCACAATTGGCGATATGACTCGCAAAATGTGGCTTCCGGTCATGGACAACAGAAACAAGCCGGTCGCCAATCCAAATGCTTTCCAGATCAATACGACAAGAATGCGCTGCTTGACCAAGTGCTTTGCGCTGTTTGGTCTGGGGCATTACATCTATGCGGGCGAGGATTTGCCGCAAAGCGATGAAGTCGATCCAGAATCGGATGCAAATGCGGGATATATAACAAAGCATCAATATGATGATCTGATGGGCCATGCTGAATTGGCTGGCGCTGATATAGGCAAATTTTGCGAATGGCTTGGAATTGAAGAATTGGCAGATTTGAAATACAAAGATTTCGATTATGCCTACAGTGCCATGTGCGAAAAACTGCAAAGAAAAGTAAAAGAAGAAACGCAAGAGCAAATAAAGGAAACAAAAAATGAGAGTGAGTGAGCATGAACAGGGCTCTCCGGGCTGGTTTGCTGCGCGGTGCGGGATTCCGACCGCCAGCAGTTTCAGCCGGATCATCACCGAAAAAACGGGCCAGAAAGCCAAAGCGATTGAGAAGTACATCAATCAACTGGTCGGCGAGCGTGGCACTGGTCGCTGGAAGTTCACACCAGATACTCCGGCGACTCGGCACGGCAAAGAGAATGAGCCAATTGCGAGGAAGTATTACGAATTTCTGTATGACACAGAGGTTTTTGAGATTGGCTTATGCTTGCACGACGATCTTGATGCGGGCGCAAGCCCAGACGGATTGATCGGCGATGATGGGCTTCTGGAGATCAAATGCCCGTATGAAGCTGATATTCACATCGGATATTTGCGCGATGGAGTTCTCCCTGGAATCTATAAGCAGCAAGTGATGGGCCAGCTGTGGGTGACTGAACGCGAATGGTGCGATTTCTTTTCGTATCACAAGGATTTCGAGCCATTGAAAGTTCGCGTCTATCGGGATGAAAAATTCATATCGTCCCTGGCTCAATATGTTGCTGAGATGTTGGAAGAAGTTGAAGAATTAACCGAAAAATACAAAAGGAAGGACAAATAATGGCTGGAGTAAATAAAGTGATTTTGGTGGGCAATGTTGGTCAAGATCCCGAAATGCGGGGAACCGACAAGCCGGTGGCGAATGTTAGCGTTGCGACCAGTGAAAGCTGGAAGGATAAAAACACTGGAGAGAAGCAGGAAAAAACCGAATGGCATCGTGTCGTTTTCTTTGGGAAGCTGGCCGAGATTGTCGGAATGTACGTCAAGAAAGGCACGAAACTGTATGTCGAGGGCAAGCTGCAAACCCGGTCGTGGGAGCAGGATGGCGTCAAGAAATATACGACCGAAATCGTCGCCAATGAGATGCAGATGCTCGATTCCAAAGGATCAACAGAATCGGTTGCAAAAACAACCAAAAAAGCTGATGATCGTGAAGGATTTGGTGATATTCCATTTTAATTAACAAAAAAAAGGCCCGCTTTTTACGGCGGGCCGAAATCTCATGGATATGAGAGGACAAACAACTATGAACACCGACATTATAGATTTTGGCCAATGCGTTCGCAATGCGCAGGAGCGCACGTTTGTGCGCCAGGCTGACATCGCAAGGGAACTGGGCGTCCGACCACAATCAGTTGCCAGATGGATTCGTGCCAAAGATGTGAAGTTGTCGATTGCGATAAAAATCGCTGCCGTTTGGAAATTGGATATCGGGGCATTTATTCATAAATACTCAGATATCAAAAACGCGCAGTGGGATTACAATGAGTGATGTCATGGACAAAGCCCGAGGTCGGTGGGCTGGCATACTCAGAACTCTGGGCGTCGAAGAACAATTCCTGAAAAACCAGCATGGCCCCTGCCCGATGTGCGGCGGCAAGGATCGTTATCGCTGGGACGATAAAAACGGCGATGGCACTTACTACTGCAACAGCTGCGGCGCTGGTGATGGATGGCTGCTGGCCCAGAGGCTCACTGGCGAGAGTGCGAGCGCAGTGGCGAAGAAGATCTTCAACATGGTCGGCGGGATAGCTAAAAGCCAATCAAAGCCAGTTGATGATATGGAGCGCAATCGGCAAAGATTGAATCGAATCATGCAGGGTTGCGATGTGGCTGCGGAAATCAGCGCTGTGCGGCTTTATCTGCGCAATCGCGGCTTGCCAATGTCGAACCATATCTTTTTCCATCCCGCGCTTTCGTATTACCAGGACGGCGGTGAGCTGGGCAAATATCCAGCAATGCTGACAAAGTTCTACCAGGGCGACAAAGCCGTCAC